AGCCGTACCGGCCATGTACTGAAGACCGACGTTGACCACGAGGTTGGGAGTCTCAGCAACCCACTTGAGGTTGCCGTCCTTGTCGTAGCACTCAACGGTGTACTTGCCCGTTGCCTTTGCGCCTTCAGACGCTCCGGTGTTTGCGACCAATCCGCTTGCAACGTTGTCAGCGGCCTTTGCTTTTTCGATGCTCATTCAATGCTCCTAGTTGGAAGACCGAATCAAGGCGCTGTTGGCATCATTGACCGGCATGACGATAGTGAAGGTGGCGGGTGAGGTTTTGTCCGACCCAAAGTCCAACACTGCAATGGACTTGTTGGCCTTGCTAGCGTTGTAGATTAGCGCACATCGCGCCGTAAAAATACCGGGGTTCCACTCCACGCTGTCAAAATCAACGTACGCGGTGTAGCCCGAAGAACTAATCGTTACACCAGTCAACGTCTTTCCGCCAGCAGTGTATCCAGTGCCGGTGATCTCGTTGTTGGTCGTGTATACCGTGGTGTCTGAATTCAAGTCAGCATTGGCCGTGTACAAAGCAATCTTGAGCACGTCCACGGACAAGTCGTGGGTGCCCAAGTAAAGCTCCTTTTTGAAGCTGGTGGTTTGAGTCTGTACGATGCTCATTAGTTAACCGCCAACCGTACTTGACCATCACGATACGCATCCATACGCTGCTTGCCGTCGCCCAAATTCTTCAACAGAGCAATAGACTGCACGTACATCTTCTCGTAGAACTGTACCAAGTCGGGCTCGCCCTTCATGAACCGAATGGCCTCAACAAGCGCCGCATTCAGCAGGGCAGAGTCAAAGTTATCGCCCAGCCACGTAGTCTGCGCCGTGACGATTGACTCTGGGTAGTAGTAATAGTGAAGCTCCGCAGTCAGCGCAGCGTTCGGAGTGGGGCCGAGGATGAACGTCAACTCCGTGTCGTTATCTGACCGGGGGCCGAAGATGGCATAGTGCTTGGGCACTCCGGAGACGTTGGGGTTCGGGTACGCTTCGCGGATGAAGTTGACATCCTTGTTGAGCAAGTACAAATAATCCCCGTCCGGCTTCACCACCGCCAAAGAGTACACCGATAGAAAATCGTTAGGGCACTGAAGGTACTTGTTACCGCTAGTCAGCGTGCCGGTAACGTTCTTACGCAGATTAGCGATCTGCACCGTGTTGTAGATACGTTGCTCAGCCTGCTTCGTGAATAAAGCATACTGGTCATTCGTAAAGGTGTTCTCGCAGATGTCTGCGATGTTTGCCTTCAACTCGGTGTAGTTCATCTACGCCTCACGCCATCGGGCCACGGGCCATCGTGCCCTTAGTAGCACAGCCGGTACCACGAATCTTGATGCCGGAAGTCTTAGGGGCGGGGTTGTAACCGTCGCGGTTGACGTTACCCACCGACATGTTCACCTTGTCCGCACGGGTAGGCTCCGCTTGAGTACCGTTACCCAACGCCACTTTGCCGCCCTTCATGGTGTGCGGCTCGGCGTAGACGGAAGCGTCACCCACTTCCTTCCCGCCAACCTTCTTGCTGAACTTAGCCATCTTAGCCACCCTTCTTGTAGGTGAACGAAGACTTCTTCTGGTTGGCAACCTTAGCAAGATTGCGGCCCAGCGCCTTCATCTGTGCATTGGTCTTGCCGCCCTTGGCAAGCTTGGTCATGGGTTGACCGGGGTGTTTTGCCTTTTCGTGCTTGTGCACGGCCCCAGCAATCATCTTCTTGTCTTGCGCGAGATCTTTCTTGTCCATGTCGACTCCTTACGTCGTTTGGATGGTTACTGTACCAACAGAGGTGATCGCCACCAAGTAGTTTGGTGTGAGTCCTGCATCAGTTGCTCTAGCCCCTCCAACGGGGTTCCACCCCCATTGGATGTCCCGAGAACCGCCAGTGGGTACGCCACCGTACGGATTGTTTGGATCAAGCTGTAGGCCGTTGACCCCGGCAGTCACATACGTGCTGTCCTTGCGCGGGTTGCGCACAGCCTGCGGGTCGTCAACCGGATACATACCAAGCTGCAACTGCGGATGGTCTGGATCCCAGCACTCTTGACAGACCAGCAAGTTGAAAATCTTGGTCTTGATGACTTCTTTGCGCAGAACCTTGAGTTTGAACTGCTGCCCACAGCGGTCGCACATGGCGATGCTGAACTTACCGGAGGCGAAGCGATTACCCATTAGGTATACCCCCCGCCAATGAACATCTGCCGAGGCACGAAGCGCACTGCGGCCTTCTCGCGGTCTTCGCCCGCAGCTAGGTCAAACTGCTCGTCGTATGCTTGCTTGAGCATCGGGAGTCGGTCGGCCAAGTCAGGCTGCTTCATGGCAACGTAGTACGCCAACCCTGCAACCACACAGGGCAGGAAGCGGAAGTTCATGTCTGCCGTAGCCACTCCCGATCCAGCGTCTTGAATACGGCGCAGTCGCCAGTACACGAAGGTATAGGTAGTGCTGTTATCCGGCGTCGGCCAGACAGTCACGGCAGGCAGGTTGGGGTTATAGACCGTAGTGCCGTTGGTATGCGAAGCGGCGGTCGTACCGTTCTGCGCACGGAACACGCCGCCCAACGTGTTGTTGCTGTTGATGTACCCGTAGTAGATGTCTTCGTTATCCAGACGGATGAAGCCAGCAGCCGGAAGACTCGTGGTATCGCTGAGCGTGATCGTCGTGGTAGAGCTATTGATGGTGCCCACCAAGGTCGCGTTGGCAGGGCTCACCTGCCCGCTCATGCGCTGCACCCAGACTTGTATAGGACGCGCTTGCTGTAGCTTGTTAGGGATCGTAGCGTACGTAGAAACGCTAATACGAGTGATGGTCAGATCCGCCTGAGTAGACGAGGAGTTAGCCCCCGTGCGGATGACATGCTCCATCAAGTCGATGGTGTCAGTCGGCAGTGCGTACGTGTTGAGGCCGGGGGTCAGCGTGAAGCTCCCCTCCTCAATCGTCCACATGTTAATGCCCCGGTTCTGCCACTCGATAGTCATCAAGTTCATGGAACGACGTGCAGTACGCAGGTCGTAACCAGAACGCATCTCTCGGCCAGCACGCTCGAACGCTTCCTCGGCTAGATCCGTGAAGTCAAGGTCGAAAGTGGTGGTACCGGTGGTGGTCATTTAGCGGAACCTCGCGGTTTTCTTGGCGACGGCTTTGGGTTGAGCTACGAACTGCTTGCCGGAGGCTTTGCCTGCTCGTTTTGCTCGGGTTGAGGCGGCGTACTCTTGGGGCGAGAGAGCTTTGATCGCAGCTTCTGGAAGATACCTTTCACCCGTGTCAGAAGATCGTTTACCACTTTTGGTTCTCCATTTCTGAGCGGTCCAGTCCTTCAGCGACTGCTGCGACTTTTTAGTCACGGTAGCCGCCACCCTTAGCTTTGTACTGCTTAGCCAGAAGCTGCGCCTTACGAGCACTCCACTGACCTGCCGCCGTACCTTGCGTAGCCTGCCCCTTGATTTTCTCAAAGAGCGACTTGCGCATACCGGGCTTGGTGTAGTTTCCGGCCTCGTTGACCTTGGACTTCACCTCACCGCCTTCAGCGTACTGCTCAAAGTCAGTGTCGTCGCGGCGAGCCTTGCGCTTACCGCTGGGCATCTTCGAGGGCATGATGGCCCCCATACCGCGACTGGGCATCATGTCAACACTTCCCCATCTTGCCGCCACCGGCCATCTTGATCATCGTGCCCTTGGTCTTGCCCTTGACGGCAACGCCGTCGCGGCTAGGAGCAGCAGTCTTAACAGCGCCCATCTTGGCAGTCGTCATGCCCTTCTTTTGCATGACGCCACCGCCCATAGCCATCTTCTTTGCCTTCATTTCGGACTCCTTGTTGGAAAATTTGCGGCCCTTATCGGCCTGAACGAACTCTTCCCCCACGGACTGAGGGACGCCTGCTTTCTTGGCGAACTTGGGGTTGTTAGCCACCGCCGCCATGAACCTGTGCTGTTTACCGCTAGTTGAGGGCACTTCGTTGCTCCTTCATGTAAGCATCCAACTTACTCTCAAGACGATCCAACCGAGCAATCACCCGGTTCATATCGTCGTGTACGTCCGACTTCGTGACGTACTCCTTGGCGATCTCCTCCCGCGTACGGTTGAGAAGAATCTGAATGCGCTTCACCTCGTCCGCATGCGTCTTGATCACCCAGAGGATGATCGCCGACAGGAAGGAGAGGATGACGTTCCATATCAGCAGTTCCATGCTCGCAAACTCTTGTTAATCCTCGAATCTGGATCGTTCGCGGTCTTTGCGCTTGTGAGCTTCTTCTTCATGCCTTTCATCCGGGCACAGAAAGAGTCGCGGCGCGGCCCGCCCTCCGGCTGTGGAGCCTTCAAGCCCGGTTTGCCCGGATTGGCACGGTTGTAAGAGGCGCGCCCTTTGGCGTTCAAGCCGCCTTCGGGATTCTTCCCCTCTGACCGTTGCCATGCTTGACTCTTAGCCATTGGTTACTCGCTTACACGAATCCAAGTCTGGGTCTGCTCGTCCCACTTGTGGATACCGTCACTCGGCATCGGTACGGGCGGCTCCCAAAGACAAGTTTGGTCGTTCAAACACCAACTGTCAAACGGTTTCGGCGGGATAAAAGCATCCCGAGATTCATCGTATACGAACCCGATTGCGGCAAAGTTTTTCCTGAAAGGCTCTTTGCCTTGGGTATGCAAACCACCTACGGTGTTAAAACTTGTGCGTCGGCACTTCAGGCGCGTTTCAGCGGCGTAAAAGACTTCCCAATCGTAAATACCTTCGTCTTCGTTCTTGCCTGCAATGACTTGAACGACTACGTTGTGCTTATCGAGGAGTGCGTAATAGGCCATGTTTACCTCTTACCAAACAATCGTTCCGGTGCCCGCAGTAAACCGGTACACGCGAAACCCGGCTCGGGTTGGTTGGTCATAGGTAAGACCGGCGCCGATAGTAGTAGGGGCGGGGTAAGTGTCCGGATAAGCAATGATCACAATACCGGAACCACCCGCAGCGCCATTTCCGCCGGGGGCTGAGCCGCCTGCTCCGCCGCCACCACCGCCGCCAGTGTTAGCCGTACCTGCGGTTCCCGCGCCGTTAGTGGGATTTCCACCTGCGCCACCGCCGCCCGCACCACCGGCAGCGCCGGGGTCAGGGAAGCCGCCACCGCCACCGCCACCCGCGCGAGTCACGGAAGAGCCGGTAATACTAGAAGCGGTACCCGCGCCGCCCGCACCGGGCGCATCTGTGCTTGTATCCCCACCTATCGCAGAAGCACCGCCACCGCCGCCAGAACCCTTTGCGCTGCCAGTGACATTACCGCCTCGGTTGCCTTGGCCGGTTGTGGCCGTGCCGCCAGTAGCCGTGGGGGCCGCTGTATCAATCAACGAACCCGCGCCGCCACCTGAACCGCCATTTAGGCCGTTGATCTCGACGGTAGTCGCGTAGCCCCCACCGCCACCGCCAACAGCAGTGGTTGAAAATGCGACAGAGTTAGACCCATTGGTGCCGTATGCACCATTAATGCCGCCTGCGCCGCCCGCACCGACCGTGATGGTGTAAGAAGTGCCAATTACTGCGCTAAAGGTGGATGCAACATAACCGCCTGCGCCGCCACCACCACCGATGTTTCCGCCACCACCGCCGCCACCGGCAATGGCAAGGAAACTTAATTCGATATTTTGCGGCAACGGCGTTATAGAGTACGAGTAAGCTTTCCAACCTTGCGTAGAGTCTATATAGACTAACTGCACGGATGAATTATTTGTGGATAATGTTGCCTGAAACGAAAGTCCGTTAATGTTGCTGCCGTTACCAGAAACGGTCAACGGATTGGTGCCCCACGTCCCTGCGTAATCTACCAACGTAACAAGAGCGCCCGCGCTTGGCGTTGCAGGTAAAGAAACTGTAAACGCGGCGGAGGTGGTATTGCATGGGTAACCACTACCTGCAACCGCCGTAAAACTTGTCGTTTGCGCGGCCTGCCAAGATAGGCCACCGCCACCGCCACCGGTTGCGCTCAAAGTGCCCGCGCTATAACTCAAGCCCGAGCCTACGGTTACATTGCTAAAGCC